GTATACTGCAAAAGTACTAAAAAGAATTGAAATAAAAGAATTTTTTCTGTTAATAAAACATAAGCACTTGTGAATAATCATTAATCTTCATTTGGATATTCCTGTTTAATCAATTTTAGGCATTGCTTTACTACATGGTAATAATCCTCTTGAAAAATTGATACAATTATATTCTTCTGCTTAGCAGTAAGGTTGTTAGCCTTACAATACATATATGCTTGTGCTAATGGCTTTGTGCCTTTTCTATCACCATACCTTGTAGCTAGCTGTGCATAGTGAATACACTTCTTAATATCTTCAGCTCCATTCTTGTTCTTATATCTAGAAATGTACTTAAGCATATTGCCTTGCGTAAATGATAAGTCACATTTCATTATAAGCTCAATTGGCTGCACTTTAAGCAACTCATAATGAGTTCCTCCTACTTCTTTAGTAATCTCCATATAGCTTTAAATCTTTAAATTTATAAACTTTTTGTTCATACCCAGTTTTTGATTTATTAACTGGTACTGAAAAAACATATTTATCTCCTTTCATCTTTTCGAAATACATAAGTTTTCCAAAATACCAAATTAAATCACCTTTCTTTGGGCGTTTCCACTTTTTCATACTACTTTAAATATTTTTCTATTCTTGCTTTTATACTATCCATTAATGCTGATTGCCTTCTGTCTTTTCTTCTCAATGCCATAATTACTTCATCATCATAAGTTCCTTTCATAACTAAATAATGTATTATAACATTATTCTTTTGACCTTGGCGATACAATCTAGCATTAAACTGTTGGAATAACTCTAATGACCATGTTAAGCCAAACCATACAATGATATTACCACCAGCCTGAAGATTAAGCCCATGGCCTGCAGATGCTGGATGTGCTAACATTACTTGAACTTTACCACTATTCCAGTCAATTATATCTTGTGGCTTTTTAAGCTCTCTTGGTTTATAAGCTTTGAGATACTCCATAATTCTATCTCTATCATGCTGAAAAGACCAAGCGACTAATACTGGTTTGCCATTAGCATCATCTATAATCTCTTTTAAAGCTTCTAGCTTTATATCATGTACTTCGTAAACATTTCTGTCTTCATCATAGATAGCTCCATTTGCAAATTGCAAAAGCTTATTACAAAGAGCTGCAGCATTAACTGCATTAATCTCTTTTTCTTCTCCATCTTCTGGTTCAAACAACTCTACGACTTTGTCTTTCTCAAAGCTCATGTATTTATGTAATAAGTCATTTGGCATTTTAAGATTTATGAAATTATCTGTTCTTTCTGGTAACTTCAAATAATCTTGGCTTTTCATACTTATGCAGATATCTGATATCTTTTCATGAATTAATCTATCAGACTCTGGAAGCAAATCATAAGAATAGACAACATTGCCATTTGATTTACCTGGCCTAAAATACGTGCTTCTGTATGCAGTTATTGTTTTACCTAAACGAGTTCCTCTATCCATCAGATATATCTGTGGCCATAAGTCAATAAGGCTATTAGGAGCTGGAGTTCCTGTTAAACCAACAAAGCGCTTAAAGCATGGCTGTGTTAGCTTTAAAGCTTTCCATCTCTGTGATTTATAGCTTTTAAAGCTACTGAGCTCATCAACTACAATCATATCAAATGGTAACTTTGAACCACCACACAATGCGCATAGCCAAGCTATATTGTCTCTTGAGATAATATGAATATCAGCTTTCTTATTTAAAGCTTCAATTCGTTGTTGCTGATTTCCAATTATTTTTGAAAATGTAAGATGCCTTAAATGTTCCCAATTTTTAGCCTCTTCTTGCCATACAGATTCAGCCACTCTCTTAGGAGCAATTACAAGAACTGAGTTAATCTCCAAGTAATCATATATTAAATCATTAATCGCTGTGAGAGTTGTGGCTGTCTTGCCTAAGCCCATTTCCAAGAATACTCCACAGAATGGATGGTCTATTATGTGTTGAATACAAGCTGATTGATACTCGTGCAAATTATTTCTATATAGCATTTTCTATCTCATTAATCAAATCTATAACTCCTTGAACTGTGTCGATGACTTCGACTCTAAAGCCAAGAGCTCTAAGCTGTTTGTGAATAAACAATTGAATTTTCTTTGGCTTCTGTCCAGTCGTTTTTAGTTCGACAAAAACTACTTGAGCTTTTGGAAATAAACATAATCTATCAGGAAGTCCAAGTATATGGTTTGATAGTAGTTTTATGCACATTCCATTTTTCTCTTTGCAAAGCTCAACTAGTTTTCGTTCTATTACCTTTTCACTTTCTATCTTCTTCTGGCTCATAAGCTTCAGTGCAGAAAGTTAATGCAATATCAGTTACTTTATATTCATTTGTATTGAAGTATTTTTCAAAAAGCTGTTTTCTTGCAGCTTCTAAGTCTTCAGTAACAAATGGTTTATTGAGAGTAACACGGAGCTTAGAGCCTTTCATGGCTCTAGCTCCATAAATTCTAAATATATTTTTCTTCATTTTTATATTACTCATTATTTATTTTATTTAAACACATTACTATTATTCCGAAGCATACTCCTGCAAAGAAGAATATTGTATTTGTTATAAATTCAAGTGTTGTCATAATAAGCTGTCCTTTCTTTTAAAATATTTCTGTTTGCCATAAATACTAAAGTGTTTTGTTGATGTTACAAATTCCCAATCAGACTGTGATTTCATAAGGTCATTAATCTCTCGAGTATTATAGCGTGTCATATCTTTTTTGTCTTTTCCTAAGCACTCACACCATATTTCAGCAATACAAACTGTATCTCTCTGAATAGTTCCGTTCTTAGCCAGAGGGTCGTCAAGCCAAGTGCGTCTGTCATATAAGTCTTTTTTGTCCCAGTCATCTGGAAGTAACTTATTAACATACTCAATAACAACACCGAGTCTTTCATCTGTAGATGAATGCTTAGCTTGTTCTGTCTTAGCCAGCATAGATACTTCGTTATCATCAAAGTATAACTTTTCTCCTTTTTTGTACAACTGATATGCTTCAGCCCAAATTTGGTCTATTTCATCTTGTGTTAAATCATTTGGCACAGACTTTGTAGCATTCTCAGGATGTATATCAATTGGATTGAATCGTCTATTTCCAGTTGGGTCTTTTAAGAAGTCAGTATCATTAGTTGTACCGAAGAATATACACTGGCGTTTATAGATTTCGACTGTTCTGCCATAAGCAGGTCTAAAAGCATCATCACACTTCGATATGAATTGCTTTATGCTTTCAGCTTCAGATTTTTTAAATGCAGAAAGCTCAGCCATTTCTATTAGCCAAGCACCTTGTAACTGCTCATAAGCCTCTTTGCCTTGTACAGTTGTAAATGTATCTGAAAACCAGTTCATTCCTAATTTTCTGATAAATGTGCTTTTATATGTTCCCTGAGGTCCAACAAGAATAAGTATCATATCGTATTTAGTACCTGGTTTAAAAACTCTAGTAACTGCTGCACACAAGGCTTTCCTAATAGCAGCACGAGTGTAGGAATTATCCTCAGCGCCGAAATAGTCAATGAGAAGAGTATCAATACGCTTAACACCATCCCAAGTAATTGAGCTAATATATTCTCTTATAGGATGGAAACTCTTTCTTTGTACTTCAATAGCAAGCGAGTCATCAACCTTAAGAGACGAGGATATACCATATACACACTCAATATAATTTCTAATTCCAGAATAGTCAACATCTTTCATATAATCTGGTTTAACTTCTAGCTTACGCCACGGCATATCTTTTGATATATACCTTCTATTATCAAACAGATTAAGTGTAAATGCATTTTTGAGAACTTGGTCATTTTTCAGAATGAGATTTATATTCTGCGAAGAATTTTCATACTCGCCTTTTGCTGTTGCCTTCAGTTCTTCAGTCCATGAAGTGTCAGCATCTTTATCAAACTCGACTGGATTTTTAAAATCAAGTTTAGCTTGAGCAAATTTCTCATTAGCAAGTTCTTTCTTAGTTCGCTTATCATTAGTGATAAGTTCTTCCATGAGCTTAAAGCTTTTCTTGTGCTTATCATCTGGCTCATTTCCAGTATCTTTATCACCAAACTTATGAATGCGAATTAAATCAAAAGCATTACACAGTCTTCCACCTATTGGGTCTGTTCCATGATGGGAATACGCAAACTTATCATCATATATTAAAAGACCTCCTGCTGTAGAGCCTTTAATGTATGTGTATCTATCATCACTAACTTTCTCATAAACATCGGGAAGAAAAGCTTCAATAGCTTCTTGTATTGTATAGGCCCTACAGAATACTCCAATTATACCTTTCTTGGTACATGGGTCTTCTTGCTTCTTCACAGTAGACAATATGCTTTTGTCAAACTTTGATGAAATTGGCCATTCGTTAATGTCACGCCAATCATTGTATGAGTCAAGAATTGCATCTGCTGATAAGATAGGTCCATCTTGGTATTCGAAGTAATAATCAACATCACAAGATACAGACGGCCAATACATCAAGCGATTAGTCTGAAATGTAGATTGGTCAAACAAATCTATATTTAAATTACCTGCTATCTTTCTGGCTATTGGCTCGTATTCATCAGCTGATACTTCTCTATCAAGAGGAATAATCAATCTGTGGCGAGGTTTCTTTGGACTAGATTTATGGGTTGAGTGAATGCAAGCTGCGCAATCATATAGAATTGTGAAGTCCCACCAAAAATCAGTATATGAAAAGTCAATATCAAGTGTGATAAGCTGCTTATTCTGTACTGCAGATTTCTTTCTACTTCCATTTAATAAAGTAGCTCCAATATATCCACCGACATCTTTTATCTTTCCTTGGTCTTGCTTGTTTGCTTTCATGAATTGAGCATAAGTCTCCTTAGTAACAGTTGGCTCTGATATCCTTTCTAGAAACTCATCCCAAGTATATTTCTTATTCTTCCATACTTTGCTACTGCCACTATAGGCAGTAGCAACGTTGAATGTTATATTATGTTTTAGTTCCATTTCTTATTTAATCTTTTTGATAATATGGACTAGTGAAACCAGCTGCATTAAGAGGTAAGTCTGATGCCCAATCTGGTGGTTGCTTCATTATGTTTATCATTTTATCTAACCATTTATCTGCATCACCATTATCAGGCACTTCAGCAATAGCTTCATCATGAACATGCATTGTTATTCCAAAGCCATTACTTTCAAGATTCTCCATTGCATAGCCGATAAGGTCACGTGAAATAGCTTGAACGATATTCTCAGTTAGCTTTCCTCCATAAGTATCAATCAGTCCCCATTGTTTTGTTTCCTGATTTAAACCTTCATAATGAAGTATTTTGCTAGTTCTAGTGCTCTTACCAACTTTCTTTTCTTTGAATACTGGATGATAATAGAATAACTTTCTGTCAGATGGCAACTGTACTGTAAAGTAGTCATCATCACAGTCAAATACCAAGTTTCTAGGAGTTCCTACTACTCTTCTATGATATCGTACAGCTTCGTGAGCACAAGCCTCAATCTCTGCCCACAATTCTACTATAGATGGATTTGAAGTACGCCAAAGTTTTACGATATGCATCATTTCAGCGTCACTCATTCCCATTTTATCGCCTCCCATTCGTTTCATTGCACCTAATGAGCCACCATATCCAAGTGCAAGCTCTGCATTCTTGGCTTTTGCTCTCAAATCAGAACCTTTAGTTATAGCTTCAATAGGAACATTAAACATTCTGGCTCCTGCTGCTTCATATATTTTGCCATCACCTCTAAATACATCCATTCTCCATTCTTCGTCTGCTAACCATGAAACTACTCTGGCTTCAATAGCAGAAAAGTCAGCTACAGAATATAGCATACCTTTTGGAGCAATAAATGTAGTTCTAACAAGCTGTGATAAAATATCTGAAACATCACCATATATCATATTAACAGCATCCCAATCTCTTTTACGAACGAGCTCGCGTGGTAAATCAATATTTTCTACGTGATTTTTGCTAAGATTCTGTAATTGTACTAAACGACCAGCCCATCTGCCAGTTCTATTAGCCCCATAAAACTGGAATGTGCCTCTTACTCTACCATCTTTCATGGCACAATTCATCATAGTATAATACTTCTTAACCGATGAACGACCTAGTTTCTGACGATTTTCAAGAACAGTTCTAAGTTCTGGTATATCTTGAACTGCATCAAGTTTAAGAAGCATTTTAATTGCATCAGCTGCCATTGACTGATTGGCCTTATCATAGAATTGGCCATTAGCCGTTTTTAAATACTCAATATCTTTCATTGATAAAGTTGCATCAACTAAATCAGCATAATTAGCTATATACCATTTTTTGAGCTGAGCAACTGAATTAGGGTTGTCTAGCATTGTGATAGACTTGCTCTCGTCCATAAGCATTTGTGTATATTGCTCATTGACTGCAACAGCTGACTCAGCTAATTCTTTATCAACCAAAATGCCTCTATCATTTATGTGCTGGTCTAAGATATACAGTGAACGTTCAAATGGAGGAATTGAGTATTTACTCAATCTATAATATATTTCTCTTTCAGATAGCACATCATACTTGTTATAAGTTTTATACATCTCCCACTTTTCTGGAGCGTCCCATGGATAATTTCTTGTACGCATTCCATTAATCTTTGTTGGCTTACAAGGACAAGAGAAATATTTGATAAGAGCCTTTCCTGTATCAAGCTTCTTATCTTGTAAATCAAGAACTTTAGAAACTTGGTCCAAGCTTAATGGTAATCCACAATATGCAGATTTAACTAATGTACAATACCACTGTTCAATTGGGATATCATAGCCTGCTCTCTTAAATGCATTTCTTTCAAAAACTGCATTATGAGCATGCTTTTTGATATCTTCATCAAACAATGCTTCAGCAAATTCATCTGGCATTTCTTCTCCTTGTGCCAAATCAATTACTTGTACGTCTTCATCATCAAAAGCATATCCAATTATCAATATTTCAAAATCAGGTGATTCAATATATTTATAAGAGCCACATGACTTAATATCAACACTTGAATATGTTTCAATATCTATAAACAAGTCTTTATGTTTTGCCATAATTTTTATATATTAAAAGTAGGTAGCCTAGTTGGATTCGAACCAACATTTGCATACGAGAATATACAAGTACTACCAAATACATAGGCTACTGAGTTCAAACTAAAACACATAATAGAAAAGAAATAGGAGGCAGCAGAGGAGTCGAACCTCTGCTATCTGTGCTTTCGGTATCATAAGCCAGATACTATTCCATGTGCCTCGATGATAAGAATGTTTGTTTATGGCAAAAACCTACATTAAATCGTCGTCTTCAAATGCGTTGTCGCCACCAAAGTCCTCTTCAGCTGTAGAGCCACCAATAAGTGGTTCACCATCCTTAATCTTCTGCAAGTTATTCAAGCCAGCAGCAATGCCTTTTGAATTAACATTAAATGCATAGAAGTTAATAGATGCACGACCATAACAGCCTGAATAGAACTCATCCTGTGACATGATTGGATTCAAATCTTTGTCTACAATAGATGGCTTACGAGTAGTTGAAGCATTGATGAAGTACATACCCTCATATGCTGGGTCGTCTTCACGCTCTTCATCGCCATCACGGAGTGGCAACTTAAGACTCCTAGGAATGTTTCCGTTCTTGTCGACAATCTTAGACTTGCCTGCAACCTTTGCATTCTCAATTGCCTTCTTGATAGCATTGACTGTCTTCTCGTCATCCTTAGGAATAAGGATTGCGACATTGTACTTAGGAGTATCGCCTTCATTCATTGCTGTTGGCTCAAACACATGGCAGTAGCAAAAACGTACCAAACCTGTAACTACTTTTGTTGAATTATCTTCCATAATTTATAATTTTTATTAAATTGTTATTTACTTATTTTTATAATAGTTTACTATAAAGCCTGTAATAAAAGCTACTATGAAAGAAATTATTGCACTACATAATAAACTCATATTAACTGAAATCTTTAACTGCATCTTCAAATCCTAAAGCTGGTCGCTTATCGTCTTCAGATACAAGAGTTGGTTTGCCTTGTGGCTTAATGATAACATCTTTCAATGCTTCATCAACTTTCTTCTTGCCAAAGAGTTTTTCAATAGCAGAAATTCCTTTTAGTTTCATATCAAAGATTTGGTCATCTGAAGCTTCTGGGAAGTTAGCATAAATTGCATTAGCTACATCATCCTCATTTGTCCATTTTCTTCTGCTTATGCCTTCAACAAGCTTAAAGCCTGGCCACACTTTCTGTTCATCAATAGCTTTCTTTTCAGCATATTCTTTAATGGAATTTATCCATTCAGTAAATAAAGGAGCTCGTTTAAGAACATCAGAGATTTCTTCATCTGTTAAGAACTCTGGCTTTGCAAATTCATGCTTTGCAATTTTAAGGTTTTCATTGTAAAGCTCTCTACATTTATTTTTAACAGCACAGAACTTACACCAAGAACCAGCTTTGAGTTCTCCTTCTCCTTTAAATGCTTTTTCTGCTGCTGGCTTAATGGTCTCTTCTGCAAATTTGATTAACTCATCTACAGAGATTTCCCATGAAGAAATGTTATTAATTCTTGGCTGTACAATAGTAAGTTTTACATTATTAATATCATACATCAAAGAATAATTTCTTAATGCACCTAAGCCATAAAGCATCAATTGAGTATTGTATTCAGCATATACTGGAACACCTTTGCCGTACTTCAAATCAATGACTTCCATTGTGTCATCACTGATAATAACAGTATCTGCTGTTCCAAATGCCTCTGGTACATATTCTGTCAAATTAAGCTTTTGCTCAATTTCAATAAGAGCAAATTTGCATTTTGTTTTTGCAGCTTTATACTCATCTGTACAATAATCTACATAGATTGGTACAACTTCGAGCATTTCATCTGAAAACAGCTCATTTGACATAATAGCTTCAAATCCCTCATTGAACTTATCATCATTAATATCTTGTAGCACATCATGGCGAAGATACAATTCTGAAAGTTCATGGGCGAGAGTTCCTTCAGCTGCATAAACTGAAGTCTCTCTAGGTCCTTCAGCCTCTTCAAGTTTTGCTGAAGGAGTACAATTTATCCATCTCTTAGAACCTGATGCCGAAAGAAGTGCATGAGCTCTTTGGCTATGTTCATTAAGCATTTGTGGTCCTTTATTTGATGGCTTAATAGTTGCTGTATGCTTGCTCATAATTAACGAGATTCTATATGCAACTTGTTACGTGGTCCTGCTGAAGTCGTCAATGTATAAGGAATAAGCAAGTACTTCTTCATTGTTCTAACATGAGCTTCAAGCAATCTTTTCTTCTGTGATTTTCCCATTAGTCAAGTGAATTAAGGAAGTTCAACATTTCTGAATACTTGCTCTTATCAAGCTTAGTAACTGAAGGAGCTCCGAGCTCTGTAAGCTTCTCTTTAATCTCACTACGATGAGTAGCAACTTTCTTTGAAAGAGCTTCACGCACATCTTCAATAGAGATATTATCACATGCTGTGTTTGCTGGTTTAGACTCTGGCTTTGCAGCTGTAGCAGCAGGAGCAGCTGGCTTAGACTCTGGTTTTGCAGCAGGAGCAGCTGGCTTAGACTCTGGTTTTGCAGCAGGAGCAGCTGGCCTAGTATTATTTACTGATTTACCACTGAACAGGCCTAAAATAAATTGCTCTGTCTTTTCTGAGAGATGTACATTAACATCTACTGATACTTTGATTGGTTCCAACATAATTTTATAATTTATTTGTTAACAATGTTATGTAACTTAAAAACTCTTGCAATGTTTTATTTGAGGAATTAATCTCTTGGTGTACTAAGGTTGTGCCTTTGTAGATTGAAAGAAAAACTCCATTATAGTTTAACTTCACTTTGAATTCACCTTTAAGGAATGTTAAGCAGTTGTCTTCTTTGCCACCTTTCCATGTATCAAGTGAAAACAAATCTTGAATAAATACACCTGAGAGATTAGCTAAGGCCTGAAGTTGCTCAACTGTAAGTTGGCCTTCGCCTTTTAGCACTCTATCTAGTGCTTGCTTTCGATACCGTACATGTGGAAATAATACGGTCTCGACCTCTTCTCTATCTAGCTTAAAGTGTTCTATCACTTTGGCTAAGTCAAAACTCTGTTCCATATATTAATAATGTATTATTTTTATTATTTACACTGCAA